GGGGGAAATGATGCTGCAAAAACATTCATTCCTATTGGATCAGAAGAAGTAAAATATCAATGTATCTTAGAAAAAGCATTTCCAATCGGAATCATGGAACTTCCTCTAGGTCATGCGAACAAAGATACATATGAAAGAATTGGTGTAACATTTACATTTAAGAAATGGTATTCTGTTCCTGTCGGTTATCAACTAGAACAATTTGATGCAGCAGAACAAAGAGCAAATGAAGCACTAAATACTACACAGAAACAAGCAGTAGGCGGGAAAGTTATCGATGTGGTGACACGAGGATCCCAAGTCTACGGAAAAGTATTTGGAAGAGGATCCGGAGTTAACATACTCGATTTTTGATATAAGGAGTTTATGAAATGGGCTTACCAACACTTGCAGTTAAAACATATGAAGCGGAACTTCCTTCCAATGAAGTAGTTGTTGAATACAGACAATACACAGCAAAAGAAGAAAGAGCCCTTCTTGTTGCAAATGAATCAAAAGATGAAAATCAACAGCTTAGAGCAATGTTAAATCTTGTAGATGCATGTTGCTTAACCGAAGGTATTGAAGCAATTAAATTACCATCTATTGATCTTCAGTGGCTATTCCTTCAGATTCGAATCAACAGTATTGGAAATGAAGTAGAAATTCCAATGAAATGTACAAATGAAGAGTGTGGTTTTGAATATAATGTAAAATTTGATCTGAATGATGCTAAAATTATGAAAAAGCATGATCATAATCTTAAGTTTAATTTAACAGAAGATATTGGTATTGAATTCAAACTCCCATCAGCAGAAGATAGTCTTGCAACTAAGTCAGAAACCGAAACAGAACAATTCTATAAAATCTTAGAAAGATGTGTTGTTATGGTTTGGGATAAAAACGGAGTTTATAAGCCTGGAGTAGATTTCAACGAAGAACAGATTTCTGAATTTATTGGAACAATTCCTCAAATGGATTTTGAAAAGATGGCTCAAAAAGTATTTGTGGACAGTCCGCAAATGGTATTCGAAAAAACAATTACATGTCCAAAATGTGGTCATGTTGAAGAAATGAAAGTAGAGGGCCTTCTAAATTTTTTCTCCTAACCCATTTATATGATACAGTTGTAAACAACATACGAACCAACTTTTCAATGAAAGTAAATGGGTTTGATCTAAACGAAATAGATAATATGATTCCGTGGGAAAGGGAAATGTATATAATTCTTCTTGATAAGCACTTAGAAGAAAAAGCAAAGGCAATGGCTAAAGAACAGCAATGATACCAAAAAGCGGTCAAAACTCGTTTAATGATGTAATAAGTGAAATCCGAAATTCGAATTCCTCTGTTGGTACAGCAGGGGATATTCGTCGTACTATGGAACAACTTGTTAAAGAATCAGACGAAGTTGAACAGGCTGTTTTAGGTGTTCAGCATGTTAATATCAAAAGTACGAAACAAATAATAGAGTCGATGGGATTCAATACCAATCTTCTTAAGAAAGGTATGTCAGAAACCGGAATGACATCTACTGAGCTTGTTGATACAAACTATCAACTTGTCAAACAAGCTATTCGTTCTTCTTATCTTTTGAATGAAATTCGTGAATTGCAATTGGGTGGTCGTGGTGGTATTTTTGGTCAGCTTAAAACTGCTGTTAAAGCTCTAATTCCTTTTACTTCCGAACGAAGAGCTAGAATCCGTGAAATTAGAGAAATTAGAAGAAATATTGCTATCAACAAGTTGATGAGATTAACTTATGAAGAGCAAGCCGCAACAACCAATGCAATTAGAAAGCTTCCTGTTGCTATAGGAAAAACATCTCAAGAAGAAGAGGTAGAACGAAAAAGATTTTGGGAAAGATTATTCGGAAAGAAAAAAGAAGGATTCGGTAGAAAAGATATGAACGATATTGCGGGTGGTTCTATCCTTGAAAAATTCTTTGATCTCATTCCTGGTGGTGGTCTTCTCTATAAAGCATTGAGCTTTGCAATTGTTCCTATGCTTCTAGCTCCGTTTGCTGTTCTTGGATCATACCTATCTCGTGGTAAATGGATTGCAAAAGTCGGTGCCAAGCTTGGATTGAGACTCTTCCAAACATTCGATATTCTATTTTCCACACTAGATTATTTTATGAATATTCCTGGTGCTGAATTAGTCAAAAAAATAGGAAAATCAAAAGGACTTGCATCTCTTATTAGAATCGTAGAATGGTTTACGATCATGCCCAAAATGTTTGTTAAACAATTAGGTGCAGCATTTATGGGCGGAAAAGCTGCTGCAAAAGGACTTGGAAAGCTTGGAGCAGTCGTAAAATTTTTCGGTACCATTTTTAGATTCCTAGGAAGATTAGCTCCAGTATTAAAAATTGGTGCAAGCATCGGTAAAGTATTTGGAAGAGTCGCCGCATTTATTCCGTTTGTTAACTTTATCTTTGCTGCATTCGAAGCTATTCGTGGTATTTTCCTTGGAATGAAGAAAATTGGTGGTGTGAAAGGTGCTATTACCGGTCTGTTTGGTGGTATCCTTGAATTCTTTACTCTGGGTATATTTGATATGGATGTATTTCTGGATAAAGCAAAATCAGCATTTGAAATGATCAAGAATGGAGAAATTCTTAAAGGTGTGCTTACTCTTTTGAAAGCTCCATTAGATGGTCTATGGTCCGGTCTTGTATGGTTAAAAGATAAAGTCTTCAGTATGCTTGGATTATCAGAAAGCGGAGGACTTACAGAAGAAACAGGTACTCTTGGTAAGATCCTTTACTGGATAACATGGCCACAAAGAAAAATGCTCGAAGCATTCCAATGGTTAGGTAAATTCATTATCGATGAGATTGTGCCTGGATTTACAAAAGTAAAAGACTTTTTTGCAAGAATTATTGAACAAACAATGCTTCTTGTTACTGATCCTATTCAATTCTTCAAAAATATCGCAAGGGGAATTATAAACAAAAATGATAGTGATGTTGTCATGTCTGCAAGAGAACGGGCAACAATACAGCTTGGAAATACTGATAGTATGGTTCCTCTATATGATCAAAGATACGCTCAACTTGCAATGGATCCGAAGAACAAGTATAAGACTGCTAGAGAAATTCAGGCAATGACTTTGGAGCAATTAACCAGAGAAAGTCAGAATGCTAGAAGATCCTTGGAATCTTTCTCTCCAGGAACTGGGCCAATGGCTATTCCTAGAGCAAACCTTCCAGAAAGTGAAAGAGGACCAATAATTATTAGTGATACGATATATAGCAATGGAGATAATACATTTAATAGTTCAACATTTTCAGGGAATAGATAAACATGCCAAACAATGACGAACTATATGGAATTATTGGCGGGGATTACGATCCTAATTTCTATGATGCAAAACCAACAAATCCACCACAAGATCCAACTCTAAAAGCACTTCAAGACAATGAAGTGAAAAATTTTCTATCTTATCCTGAAGATCTAACTCAGATTGAAAATCCTGGGCACTTTATTCTCATTCAAGCATTTGAAGTTGAAGGTATAACATTGGAAGATGTGATATCTGGAGTGAAAAATATCACAACAGAAGCTGCCGAACAAGCCGCTCCGGTTGTTAATGGATATCAAAATGTCGGGGGTATCACAATTCCAAATGTATCATTTCCAAATATTGCAAGCGGTGCGGAAACTACATATAATTCAGCATTAGGAAATGGTGTTCTTGCAAGCGATGAAGCCGCATTAGCAGATCAAGATGAAAGAAATAAACTTGCAGAGAGATTATATGATCAAACATCTGCAAATACTCTTTCTGGTATTGGTGTTGATTACGCAGAAAAAGATGTTCTTGGAAAAAGAAAAATTCTAAGAGATACAATCGCTCTTTATATGCCAGAAAACCTTTCAACTTCATACTCATTTGATTACGCATCAGAAAATACTCTATTTTCTTCAGGAGTAAGAGCGGTTATTGATTGGATGAATACTCCAAATAGAGAAAACTTCCGGCAATCTGTAAGGGATTTAAAGAATTTTGCAATAGAAACTGGGTTGAATCTTGGTAAAGGATCTATGAATCTTTTCGGTCAAGATATTTCTGGCCAGATTTCAGGAATAACAAGAAAAGTTTTAAATCCACATCTAGAAATGTTGTTCCGTCAGGTGAACATGAGATCATTCACCTACACATTCAATTTCTTTGCTCGAAACGAAAGAGAAGTAGAAGAAGTAGATGAAATTATCAAGAAATTTAAATTTCACGCTCATCCTGTCTATGATTCCAAATCAACATTCTTAACAATGCCTTCTGAATTTGAAATTATATTTTATTCTGCGAATAAAGAAAACACATACATGAACAGAGTTCTTCCTTGTGTTCTAACTGGAATTGATGTAAACTATACACCAAACGGCCAAGCCGCATTCTTCGCAGATGTAGGTGACAAGGGACAAGCTCCTACACAGATTCAATTATCTCTCACATTCACAGAAAGTGGATTGCTTCACAGAGACCATATCGAAGCCGGATATTAAACATCGAATACACTGGAAGATTCTGTACTGTTATCTTCTTCTGAATTTAGATAACTAATTTCTGGATATCGAACAGGAATACTATCTCTTACAAGAATCATAAATGATTTGTATTCCTGATTTCTAATAATATTATGTTTGATAGATCGAATTAAGAAGCGACCAGAAACAAACTGATCGTTTGATTTTTGCCCATCTCTTGGAGCTTTCTTTGTCGGGACAATCAATTCTACAACATCTCCAGCACGCAATCCACTATTACCCACAACAGAAATTTTGGTGCTGTGTGATTTAAACAATGATATTTGAGAATTTCTTCTTAGATATACATCAGGTGTATAATCATCTTCTCCGGTAATTCTATCCGAAACTATTGGATAATATCCTAGATTTGAAATTGGTGAATTAAAAGCATCCTCGTAAAAAGCAGTGTTGGGATATTCCTTTTCAACATGAACATTTGCTTCAAATTCTTGTAAAGAACTATGGATTCTTGTTGAATATTCTCTAGTAACAGGATCATAATAATTCAAACTTGATCTGTATCGACCTTCGGTCATAGATTGAATCGTATTATGATCATTGTCAACCGCATATTGATCAATTGTAATAATAGGTTCTATTGTATCTCTATTACCATCAACTGTTGCAAAATTGGGTTGTGTTCGTTTATATACAAATTTTGTATCTGCCTCACATAGATTTGAAAGAGTTCCGAAGAAGAATCCTTCACCCAATCTTTCAAAGAAAATGTATGAACAATCTCGAATATTTTGTTTACTTCTTGCCCGTGAAGATATCCAGTTGATAGCTCTAATAGGATTCCACGAAGGAACAATTAAAGTTTCAAAATCATTACATTCACTCATAATCGTAATAGGCTTTCCTTGAGGGAAAGTATCTTTGTATTTTGTTGTGAGAGAATTTTTATAAATATCTGATACCATTTTATCATGAGTGGACGAAAAGGATTCAGAAATTCTTATCTTTTTATTTTGAACAAATTCTGGGCTTGCAGCATAAAGAGTATACACCTGGGAAACTTCAGATTTTTCTTCTTGAATTGTTGATACTTTGTATACCAGCAATTCCACTACTTGAAGTTTTTCCTCAAATGAGGATCTAAATCCAATCGTAATTCTTTCTTGGCCAAGAATCGGTAAAGAAGTTAAAAGAGAAATACCATCAACCAAAGTGATATCCGCAGATATAAATGGAGCCATAATATCTTCATGGATGTTGAATTGTTCAACAAGAGCGGTGATATCTGTAGATTTATCGGTATTTGCTGCCTGTATAAGAATATAATCTACAACAGCTTCGCCACCAAATTTATATGCGTTTGTTTTTTCCATACAAGTATGTAGAAAAAGAAAAAGCCCCTTTCGGGGCGATTTCTTACTGGATTGCAAATTTTAACTATCTTCTGATAACTGCTTAAAGTAGTCCATTGCACTATTACTTGGTTCTCCACCTTCCCCATCAGAAGACATTTCTACCTCTTCTGAAAGGCTAGGACCAGGAGATGGAGTACTAGGAGTCGATGTAGTTGTATTAAAGGATTCAGTGTTTATCTGAGATGCCTGCATAGCAGGAGCATTTCTTCCATAAACGATCTTCTGAAATGCCTTTTCAAGAGTTTCATAGTCCTTAAACAAGGATGGATCAACTTCAGCCTGGAGAGAATACAGAGTGTTCCACAAGGCTTCTAGGGCTTCATCATCTCCATCAAATAATGGAGATGGGCTTTTGAATGAAGAATCTTCATAAGTAGGCCATTCTCCATTCTGACGAATTTTCAGAATAAAATCAGCACCATTCCAAAAATCTTCTACTGCAACTCCCTCAACACCAAGGCTAGGATCTCCTTCGGCAGCAGCAGCAATTTTTTCCATGATCTTTTTACCAAAACGGAAAAGGAATCTTTGACCTTCATTTTCTGGTGCTGAAGGATCCTTGATCACAAGAATATTTGCATAAAAAGATTCCTTACGCTTTCTTTGGGAAACAATTTTTTTATCTGCATCAGTTCCATTATTCCACAATTCGCTATTTGCTTCACATACAGGACAATCTAAACCAATAGTAGTGGGGCAGTTTTCAATAAACCACTTACCATTTACTTTGAATCCATGATTGTATCGACGAACAACAGGACTGTCTTCTCCTTGTGGGGCTGGAAGGAATCGAATAATTCCTGTGTAATTTCCTGCCGGATCCTTCTTAGGAGTCCAAATTCTTTCATCCTTGTAGCTCTTTCCGCCTGTGCTTTCCAATGCATCAGACATTGAGCGAATTCCCTTACCTTTTTTGAGATCTTTAAACGATTTTGTTGTCATGTGTTTTCCTTTATAAAACGGGGTTAAACGGGGTATAATAATCGAGGCCATTTATGTAGGGCTCGGAGTAAATACCTTTTTGATAATGTCCTTATATTCTTTCTTAGGAAAAAAGAAAGAAGTACTTTTACGAAGTTTGAATGATATCTCTTGCCAAATAGGATCAAAAGATAATTCATCATCCAAGGAATCAGTAAATCCTAAAATGGAGTTCAGAATACAAACTGTGTAATATTCAATATATCCTCCAGAATAAATTGTATGAATGGGAGGATGTCTTTCATCAACTGTTAAAAACAAATCATTAAAATTTATTTCTTTTTCTTCACATATTTCTGATAAAATTTTAATGTCTTGTTCAAACATATATCCATTCGATTGACGATATCCCTCGTATTTGAGAAATGTTTTATGATGAAGATTGTCCATAGCTCTACGAACATAAAACTTATCTTCAGCCATCATATTTGAAAGTATAAACTTAAATGAATCATCACCGTACTTTTTAGCTATTTTTTCGAAATGCCATCTATCTTTTCTCACTTTATAAGTGGATTCTTTTACATTCGTCATTCCATTATATTTGTGATAATCATATTCTTCTTTGGTGAAGTGGTTCAAAAGAGCTAGATACTGTCTATAAATTGCAAATCCAGGTGTCATGTTAAGATCTTTTGCTCCCAAACAAATGGAATTTTATATACATTGATAAATCCGGCATCTTTTAACATAATTTCCATTTGCATGGAACCATATTTGTTCAAAGAATGAATAACAATGGTGGATTTTTTATGTCTTTCAATGATAGATTTATCTTTACATATTTCTTGAACAACATATCGACCATCTTTAAGCCCTTCCATAATCTTGTTATTATGAATAGCTTCTAAATCATGATCTAGAAAAATCATATCAAATGTATTTTCTTTGAGTTGTTCTAGTGTCGAATCTGCATTATACACATGTTTTATAGTTCTGTCAACATTTTTTTCAGCAAATTTTGAATGCCTACGCATATCATCATCTAAAAATAATATGCTTATATCATAGTTATTCATGAATAT